GTGCGGTCTATTGGTCCTTCAATGAGACTAGTATAAGGCCTAGGTTTGACACTAAAATGCCAGTAATGGTGCGCTAAAACAGCACTATTGTACGCTAAATGCAAAGGAAATCTGTACTCGATTGGAAGTTGAGAAATTCCCAGGTGCATCACAAAAGCCAACAACGAATGTAGTTTGTATTTCCCTCCAAAACTAAAGTGCTTCACTATTAATTCTGGGATTGCTAACATCAAAGTACTTGCAAGTCCACTATCCACTACACGGTAACCAGACAAGAAGTGTTGTAAGATGACATACATGAGAGATTTGTAGACCTCTTCCACAGTAACCATGATTCCAACGCCAAAATACATTGATGTTTGGGACATACTATATTTTGCGTGGGGCCCTATAGTCGATGGCATCATCCCTAACAACGAGGCTAGAGCACCATCAAACCATCTAGAAAACGGTCTTGAACTTGGTTTCTTTTGTGTCTGAAGAACGTAAAAATAAAATTTTCTCTTCGCCCACCCCATCCATGTTTTGTTGTCGGCAGTGATGTACTTGTAAAACAACATCATAATTGGAAATGCTGCTAACAAAGTCGGAAGCTTGGATGCTAATTTGACCATTTTGTACGGGTCAGGAGTTGAGAGCGAGATCTTTCTGGGTTCATCCAGTTCAATATGTTGATTGTAGAGACTCATGGGAGTGTGTCCCACAATAGTATCCCACCAGGTTGGCTGGTGTTTACTCAACAGTGATTGCACTATTAAATCCACAGTAGGAACATCTGGTTCTTTGTTCTCACGTCTTAAAGCTCCACTCAAGTTGGACTTGATAGACTTGTGCATAGGCCGTCCTTTTTGCTTCCTTCTCATCAACTTGATCTGGTCTACATGGTAAGTTTGCGATGCTGAATACTTGCTATCGCCACTATCGCCCACAGAGAGGTAATTGTCATAGATCCTAACGTTGGTCCCGTTTGCATTATAGCATCCGGGTGTTAGCGGATGATTCAACACAAAATCATGAAGATCTCCTACATCTGGAAGTATAGGTTTCACTTTGCTTTCAGAAATTGTGAAAAGATATATAACATGCTTCCCTGGCATTGGACCAGTTTCACTCCATGACAGAGTGGTGCCGTCTTTCATATCAATAGATCCGAGTCCTAACCACGAAAGGTCAGAGTCTGGACTCCTATCGAAATGCCCATTCACATTTCTAAAATACTGGGTTCCGTATTTCTTTCCATGTGAAGAAGACATGATACAAAAGAACAGATTACTCAAGCTATTTGCCGTCATGTCATAGACTTCTTGACAAGACATCTTTTGCAAACAATCGACAGTCATATTGACATCTGTTCTAGCACAAGTGGTATACTTATGTGCGTACAGATTGTCAGATTGGTTAATGACTACCACATCTCTCGGGGTCAAGATCTCCCTACAAACATGAGGGTAAGGCAATGGAGTTGACTTAGCCACATGTACAGTAGGTGATCTAGGTTTCCCTTGGATATCCTTGAGTGTGAATCCACGTTTGTCGCAATACAACATGACATATGTTATACAAATCATGCGCGAGACATTTTCAAGGGAGTGTTTGCTTCCCTTAGTTCCTGGTAACAGTTTGAATCCACAAGTTGCTTGTAGAGTTTTCAACTGCGTTGCACTAAGGTAGACAGACGCTTTCAGGCTTGGGTAATCCGGCAACAAAGATTGTTGAGTTGGATGTTTTAGTTGGGTTGATTCATTTGGAGTTAATCCATGGACAAAAGGGCAATTTGATCCCTTATTGCACCCCTTAACGGTGTTGAAAAATTTGCATTTTCTTTTTTCACGATTAGGTTTCGGTGATTCCATGGCTGACTATCAA